TGACGCTTTTCCCGCCGAGTTCATCAATTTCATCTTGTAACGCATCAATCTGACTTTGTACGGCAAGACTGTTCGCCTGTGCGGTTGCCATCGTCAAAAGCGTATTAGCCGAATACACCCCCTCGGCATATCTCCCAGATACAAGATCAAAGACCTTATAGACATTTTCTGTTGTGTCAATGTAGATTGTGCAGAGATACATCATCACACCGAGCGCAGACATGTCGAAGAAAACATGATCTCCAACCGTATTCACGGTATTCAGTATTGAAGCTATGTCTCCGAGCGTAGTGCCTGTATTCGTGATTTTAATGATGCGGCATAAATCATCGTACTTGTTAATTTGGCTCTCTAACTCACTTATATCCTGCTTTAAGTGAGTAAGTTCTGTGCCAGCTTTTACAGCCACAGCATCTGATCCAGTCCACGTTCCCGCTGCGTGGTCTGCTGTAAACCTATACATCACCCCGTCTCTGAGGACATAATCCCCAGCGGAGTATGCCGTTGAAACGGAAAACACTGGCGCCATGTTTTCTTCTGCCGCTTCGATCCTTTCAATCTGCTCATCGCCTGCATCCTGGATCTCCTGCAGCACCTCTGTAACATGGGCTCCCCCCGTGTTCCCATTGCCCGACAGGTAGCCGATCAGTTCTAGTCCTACATTTTCGAGCATATCAATCCACCTCCGGTTTCAAGATCAGGCGGCCTTCCGGAATAAATGTATCAACTGTCCCATTAGCCAGAGTGATCTGGATGTCGAAGTCATATGTTCCGAATCCCAGCGGTTTTGTATCAGCAGGCGTCAGTTCCAAAAGCATATCCGCATTATTCAGCGTCTTCGTGATAAGCGGTTCATCGTCTTTGTACTGTGATCTGGCCGGGTTCATCCTATTGCTTTTAAGAGCAAACCGAACTACATCACCCTGTTCTGGCGCATATTCCACAGGGCCTTCGTCCGTGTTCTGCATACAGGTTACTTTGATCGATACAGAATCCCCTCTCGTCATTGTGATTATGTTATCTTTTACAATTACCATATCACACCTCCTCTTTAATCATGAACGCCAGTGTATCCATGTCAGTGTCGGTCAGGGAAATTTCTCCCAGATCCTCAATTTTGATTTTCTCAATGTCCACCGGGGTTTCCTGTGACAGTACCTCTGCCTGAGCTGTGGCATATTCCTGTATATATTCCGGTTTCACCTGCCGGCCATTGCCGTCCTCTGCAGGGATAGAATGATCATCGTCAGCGTATTTCTGCCGAATTTCATTCAGTGCTCCGTCAATTATCTCTTTTGCCCTAAAAATCCTGTCCATGTTCAAGCGCCGTTTCCATGCGATAGGTGCCGGCAGTTTGAGATCAGACTTTTTCCCCGTGTATGCTGACGCTATCGCCAATATTTCCAGATTCCTCATGCAGTCCTCCTTTTAAGTGTGGCCACCTCTGCTGACAATTCCTGTATGGCTTTCACCAGATAGCCTACGAGATAAAATGTATCAACAGATTTCACGTTCATTTCTCCGGTTTCAGAATATCCGCCGCCGACAGTCAGTTTGTCGTCCAACTTTTCCAGTTCATCGGCAATTACACCGATCCTCTGATGCCGCCCGTCTTTCCAGTCAAATTCCCGGATCTTGATTTTATTGACCAGCGGAAGTGCTTCTACAGTACTGTCCTCAATGTTATCCTTCAGACGGATGTCAGAAGCGGCAACAGCAGCGGCTGATATAGCAGACCTGAACTTAGCAGGATCGGCAATAGTGTATGTAAGATTGCCACTCTTATCCATACTCATTTTGATGCCTTTTACACCCACTCGCGTCCCAGAAGTATTATAATTCTGTATATACCAATAACTACCTATTACGCCATCAGATTGAACTATGCCTTCTAATCGCGCTATAATACGATTAGAAGCGTCCGTAATATTAAAAGTGGTTGGATATTGAGTAGAAGATACACCATTATCAGCTGCGGATAAATTATAAGTAGTTTTAAGTGTAAGATTATTAGCAAGATTCCCAGCGAATGTCCATTCACCGTATGCAGTCACAGCATTAGTGTTGTTCCCTCGCACCAAGATGGCTCTTGCTGTGTTGGAGGCATCGTAGGAATACAGTCCTGCCTGTCCGTTTGGATCAGCGTAGATGAAGATACGGTTTCCTGTTTTGCTGTTTCTTGCGACTATCCTTACCTGACTATTGCTCGACTCGGATATAATTATGCCGAAAGTATATAGCTCGCTCGTATTTAAGTACATTGGAAGTGACAGAAGACTGTTTCCAAACTCTATCCATTTCTCATTATTTAATTGCCGCAAGGAAAGCGAACAATACACAATATCTTCAATAGAAAAGCTCAAGACAGCCGGAGTCAACTGATTAGCCGGAGTGTTTATAAACAGGCTTGCCCCGTTACAGTAAGGCACACCGCCAGAAGTCACATAAAATTTATCTTTTATTGACAACCCGCTTGTACCAAAGTAATAACCATTGGCGTTTTTGTAATTAGCGTTACCGTACCATATTGATGAGTCAGTAATATTCCAGGGGCCAATAGCCCCCCCGCTGGCGTAAAGCTTCCCGTCGCCAAGAATCGCAGCATACTTGCTTCGTATCAACTTGTTGTTCAAGTCAATGATCATCCCGGCGCTTATATAAGTCCCGCTGGAATACTTATAATCAAATGACTGCATGACACCTGCAGTGATCGTACCCAGATTTGCATAAATTGCAGACAGCGAATCGCCCACAATATTGAATGCCGTGATGGTATTTGCAGCGATTTCCCCGCCTGTAATGCTGTTCGCGACGATTTTATTGGCATTGATCGTCCGCTCCGTCAGGATATATCCGTCAATGGTGTTCGTCTGCGTGCTGGTGATCTGCCCGTAATTGTTCAGCGCATACACCAGCGATGTGGTACTTCCCCGGATCGCGATCCTGTCTGCGATCAGTGTGCCGGCTGTGATATTCGCGGCATTTACCTCTACAGCATCCAGATATCCGGTAATTTTCGCTCCGGAAATAACAGCGTCCTTGATCAGGCCGACCTCTACAAACAGGTCTTTGATTTTCGCCGTATTGATGTTCGCTGTATCAATGTTGCCGAATGTGATATTGGCATACTTCAGGTCCGCTGTTTCTGCTGTCAACATATTGGCAGCGATCCGGCCAACTTCCAGATTCAGTGTTCCGAGTGCGCCGGCTGTAGTCTGAATGAAATCCCCCAGAGTAATATCTCTTCCGCTGCTGTTTCCAACCACGCCATCTGTAAAATGCAGGATATCGCTTACCTTGATCGTGCCATTATAGTTCCCGTCGCTCCCGATCAGTGCGTCTACAATGGCGGCTGACGCCTGCAGTTTCGCCTGCATCTCTTCCCATGTCAGGAACGTATTTGACAGCTCACAGGTGTTACGATCCGGCTCTTCCGGATATTCAGTCAGCTTCACAATCCTCTGCTTGTCCCTGGTTCCTGTGCTCTTGTCGATCAGCGTAACCGTATCTCCGATATTATAATCCAGCAGGCTGTATTCTGCCGACATCTCTGCCAGATCGATCACCTGGGCACTGTAGGATACCTTCGGCTTGCTCATATCCGCCAGTCTGGCGGCGGCATCATCCTTCAGTGCCTGAGCATCGGTATAATTGGCATCCTCCCAGATATACGTTCTCACTTTGCCGGAATACTGATTATTATCCAGATACTCCACCCCGCCATTAACGTCTTTTATATCCAGTCCGTCAGCGCCATATGGCACAATCCGTGTATAATAATCGTAGCTGTCAGTTTTTTTCGTGAGCTGCATAAGGTTCAGCCCTGCCAGGAAATACACCCCACGGTCTGATCCACGATGCTCATAAAATGTAATAGTCTTGTTGACCGTATCAAATGACATCTCGCACAGAAAAGCTGTGCAAAGATCCTGCAGCACGCCCAATGCAGATTTTTTAACGATACCGGCATTTCTGGTTTTTGTGACATTCGATCCAGCAACCGTCCATCCGGTCCCCGCGATAGCCAGCTGTGCCGCCTCAGCGATAGTGCAGTTTTTCGCCTGAAATGCCTTCCACGCTTTCCCCTCAAGTTCCTCCAGATTCAGCGCAGCATATATAACCGGCATTCCAGTGGTGGTACGATCTACCTCTTTCACCACATATTCATCGTGATCATCCCGGATATAGTATTCCGGGATCACATCCTTGCTTTCATCCAGATTTATAAATGATATGGTCTTGTCGCCGCTGTTCAGCTGTGACTCTCGCTTCAGATCACTTTTCTTTGCAATGCTGCCGATATACGTATGGTTCTTGTCGTAAAGGGCCAGGATCATTCCATCACCCCCTCTATAAATATCTCGGTTTGAGTTTTACAATTAGATCAGCTCCCGGATTACTGGCCGCAAAATGTGCCGTACCAGGCGTCACCACCGGCAGTTCTGTGAACACTGCCGGCACCAATATCCCGTTCTGCGTCACCATTCCCGTTTCTGCGTCGATGATGGCGGCCGATCCGGAAGCCACCCCCGGAAGCGTCAGGCTCCATCCTGTTTCAGCGCACGAAATCGTTGTTTCTCCCAGCGCTACAGATGAGGATACTTCAATCCTCACCGGTGTTTCAGCGGTTCCTGGATTGTATACTTCGACTTCTTCTGCACCTTCTATCGCTATCTCTTCTCCATACTCGTATCCTTCCAAAGTCAACGTGACCTTATGCCACCGCTTTCGTGATAATTCTTCCACTGCATGTGTCTTCAATGTCCCGCGAAAAGAATTCAGAAATCCGTCCAGTTGGATGTCGAGTGTTCCGATCATTTTTGACAGGATGTAACTAATATTATCCCGGATTGCGTTCCTTCCGTTCCCACTCACAGATAATACTATCTGTAACGGTTTAAATCCCACCTGTGGGCTGAGCAGGACAGGTAAAGGGCTACCAGCAACCCATATTGATCTCGTATTGATTGCCGAATAGCCCCATACCACATTCACCTGTTTTGCCCCGGCTTCGGATATCTCCCAGCCGTTGATTGTCATACTATGCCTCCTCTGGTAGAACGATACGTGGACGCTGCCATATTATTGCTGATTTTGGCTGTAAGCTGATCCATAGTTATCGTCGCACCTGTTCCGACACCGTCTTTCACGTCGTTCAGGCTCGCCAGGATCGCAGCCAGGATGCCGGCAATATTGCCAGTGTCTACCGCCACAGTCTGGGTGCCGTAGCTTCCTGCTCCTGCACTTGTCGCGGCGTTCATCCGGCTCATGCCATTCATCCATTTTCTTTCCCACTCATAATAATATGTTTCCATTCCCGGCAGGCTTTCATCCATCTTTTTCTTGAGGCCTGAGATCAACGATGCGACTGTGTCCTCTCCGATAGTCTTTGCTTTTCCGACCATTCCTGCCAGGCTGCTGCTGATCCCGGCGCTCATTTCGGCCAGGTCTGAATCGTATTGCTTCTTCAAATCCGCGAGCTTTTTCTGCGCTTCAGCCTGGGCATTTGCAATCCCCTGTGCCGTTTCCCCCAGCAGTTCTTTGCTCTGGATCCCAGCCTGACGTTTCGCAATGTTCTGCTTCTCCTGCCAGATCCTCACCCATTCGCCAAGTTCCGATGATGTCATCCGGTTCAAGGTATAGATATTTGCCGTCGCCTCCGGCCCCATCTCCTCCAGCTGATCCAGCAGTTCCTTCGGCAGGTTCTTGTTGCGCAGTGCTGTAATCTCCTGCTCCCACAGTCTCAGCCCTTCGATCTGTGTCCTGGCGTTCCTGAGCATAGCCTCACTGGTAAAGCCTTCATTGTCCCAGGCATCGAACAGACCAAAGCTCTGCAGAATCGCTTTCTCACGCTGGTTTACAGCATCTGTGTAGGTCTTCGTCAGCTCTTCTATATTGGCCTTTTCTTCGTCCATAATGGACTGCTGCTCTGCCAGATAATCCTTTTCCAGTTGTTCCCGCTGTTCCGTGTATTCTCTGGCAGCATCAAAATACTTTTTATCAGCCTCGATCCGTTCATCGGTTCCTTCCGTGAACTGCTTCCTGGCTTTGTCCCAGTACTGCATCTCAGCTTTCAGGGAGACCTTGTAATACGTTTTATATTTCGACAGGATGCTGTCGTGAACACTGGACAGGGTCTTTCTCTGCTCTTTCGCGGCTTCAACCGGATCTGGTCTGCCGGCTGCGACTTCTTCCTCTAACGACGCGATCTTTTTATAGATCGTCAGGTATTCGTCTGTGTCAGCGGCAAATTGCTTTATACGCTCTTTCCAGTAGGCCAGTTCCCAGGCAGCTTCCTTATTCTCCAGTGTCCGTTTCCGATCGACCTCCTTCTCCATTCCGGAAAGAAGATCTGAGCGTTTCTGGGCTTCTTCAGCCGCTGCCTGCTCCCGGAGTGACGCCAGCCTGTCTGTGATGGTGTACCACTCATCGGAATATTTGGTATACGCCTTGATCTGCTCTTCCCAGTATGCGATCTGTGCAGCTGTATCCATCTTTCCCTGATAGATCCTCTGTTTTACATACGCTTCCTGGGAGGAAAGCATTTTTGCCTGCTCAGCAGCTTTTGTAGCGGCCAGGTCCTGCTCCAGGGACTTTATCCGATCTGTGATCGTATACCACTCATCGGAATACTTTTTAAATCCCTTGATCTGCTGTTTCCAGTAGGCAAGCTCTGATTCCGTGTCCATCTTCCCCTGGTACGTCCGTTTCTTAACATAAGCCTCATCAGCCGCCAGTGATTCGCTCTGCGTCTTGCTTTTAGCCGCTTTGATCTGATCATTGATGGAATTGATCTGCTTCTGTGCGTCATACCAGGCTTGTGTTCCCTTTTTCAGCTGTTTCTGTACGTTTGCCCAGTAGATTTTTTCCTGTTCCAGAGACAGGTTATGCAGGATTTCGTAGTTGTCCAGGTATTTCTTCGCTGCGCTGTAAATATCGGAATAATAGGTTTCAGCGTCCTTCTTCACAGTCTTCTTGTTGCTTCCGCTTCCAGTAGTCGTTGTCCTGGATACCCCAAACCGGGTGCCGATTTTTGCCGCCAGAGAGGCGTTTTCCGTCCTCTCCATGTCCTTTGCGGCTGCAGTCGCCTGGGCAACCTGCCTTTTATACGCCTCCGCACCCGACTTCGCCGCCTGTTCGACCCGCTTCCAGAAATCCTGCTCTGTCTTTACGGAAATATCCTGCCGTTTCTTTTTCTTTGCCAGCCATGCGGTAGCTTCGTCATAGACAGCATCGGAAACTTCTCTGGCGGCGTTCTCCGCATCCGCTTTTCCGGATCTGATACCTTCCGCCATGCCCTTCGTGAGCATCTCGCCGACTTCTTTTTTCCATTTCTTTGACGGGGAATGGATTCCAGCCTCATTCTTCGCCGCTGCCAGAGCATCCCGGACAATCTGCCTTGCTTTCTCCATGACATAATGGCCCATGGATGCAATACCGCTTCCTGTACCTTCCGCCAGGTTTTGGCCTGCAGAGTAGTAGCCACCCTGCTGCGCCACGATAGCAGATATTCCCCCGTAGGCAAGGCCGCCTGCAGACTCTGACACTTCACTGGTTTTATCCTCCATCCCATCAGCTGCTGAAACAGCATTCTCACCACCGACAGCAGCATAACCGGCCGGATTCCGCAATGCGCCGATACCAGCAAAGGCAACAGCCGTCGATTTCGTTTCTACAGCCGAAGTTCCTGCTTCTACCCCGCCGGCATAGCTTTCGGTGTTCTCTGTACCGGCCTGTTTATACTCAGGCTTGGCCGCATTTATCGCTTCCAATCCTGACTGGCTTATATCATCCGCGCCTTCTTCAACATAAGAACCAGCAGACTGCTGTCCCTCCGCGTATGCTTTGATATTACTTTCGCCAGCTTCCCGGAAACTGGAGTCGGCGTGCATCAGGGCTCCGGCTCCGACAGCACCGTACTGGTCTGTATTGACGGCTTGCATTCCTTCTTCGATGCCCTGTTCGTAGCTTTCGGCAATCTGTTTTCCATGTTCCCGTGCAGCTGCTTCACCGGTCCCCAGACGCTGTACAGCTTCTTCGCGGAGTGCATCCGCTGCCTCTTCTGCCTGACCAATGTTTTCTGTGATA